GCGCCCGCTGTTGGTCGTATTTAACTTCTGTCCAGTAGCGCGACGCGGAACCGTGTTTCACGTAGTCCGCCCGCCAGTGGTGCTCGATTTGCGCGTCCCACCGTTTTAGGCGTTCCGGGGTTTCCTCGTGTCCCGTGTCCATCTTGGAACAGCAGGTGTTTCCGATTGTGCTCATGCGCCGTCACCCCACTTGATATCCCGAGGCCACATGCCGCTACGGATCATCCCGGCCACACGCCCAGACCGATACGGCCCCACGTCCCGCGCGTATTGTGAGTTTAGTATCCCACTCGCGGCTTTGTCGTAATCACCAGCAGCTAACGCAGCCAGCGTGTTCTTGAACGTCAATAGCCCGCCAATACCCATGTTAAAGCAGAGATTAAGCAGAGCATTTTGCCGCACATCATCCAAGTCACGCCACCATTTGAGCGAGCGATCCAGCGCGTCAATGCACTCTTGGATATCGGTTTCAAACCACGCATCACGTACATCGTTCGGAACGTCGATGCCCGCGCGGTCGAACCCTTCCTCCGGTTTGGCTATCAGGTTGTGGCCGATGCCACCGGTAAGGATATCTTTCGTGTCCAAGTAAGTTTTGCGCGGCGAGCCTTCCTCTACGGCAAGTTGCGCGGCCAAGCGCTTAAGGTTCACGACGCCACCCGCTGCGCGCGCTGTTCCTCAGTCCACACTTCACGCTTCGCGGCTTCGGCGGCGAGATACTTCTGGTAGACGCCCCACGCCATCGGCGCAAGAACCATCAGCAGACCGACAAGCGAACTGGCGATGTCGGCGGCAAGGTACCCTTTGCCGACAAGGTAACCCGCGCCGGTGGATAACAGTGCGCGCAAGACGCTATAGAGTGCTTCAATCAGAGGTGGGCTCATCGTTTCCCCTTGAATCGGTTGGCAAGTGAAGTCAAATAATCAAACATCCAGTTAATCAACGGGTCGGGGCGCACTGCCGCAAGCCCGATGACAATGGCGTGCATGTGCTGTGGCGGCATGCCCGGTACGTAGAAGTAACGAATGGCATTGTCCGCGAGGTAAGCCGCGAACCCAGCGTACACCATGCGCGAGAAAAAGCCGTAAGCGTGCCACCGGAACTGCTGTTCTTGGTGCAAGCGCTCGTACTCCTTGAGGTGGGCGACCAACGCGCCAGCAACCACCACAGTGATGTATAACCATAACTCCGTAAGTTTATCCGCCATTTTTGCATAGAGTCCTTGGTTTCCGGCGCACGTCAATGATAAGGGTTTGAATAGCCATCACAGTGAACAACGCAAAAGCCACGGACATTGGCGAATAGAACCGCCCCGGCGATACATACATCGACAGTGTGGCTAACCAGAAGAATACCATACCCGCGAGTCCATGATGGCGGCATGTAGCGCGGCGGCGCATGATGCCTATTGTCATGGCCACAGCGCAGGCTACCAGATACCCGGCCCACAGCCAGCGGTTACCGTGCGTTTCAACCAGCTGCCACAGCCGCACCGTATCGTTGGTCAGCCACGGCATCGGCGCGTAGGCAAGGCATATGAGGATTTGCGCGATAGTACCGCTGTGGTACGTCGGTGTCATCCTACGTTCCATACTTATGCCTCTATCCAGCCGCCCGAGCCGTTCACTTCGCCATACGTGAGCCGCACCGAACTGTAAGCGGCCACGGCCTTGTCTGCGCTACCGTTCAGGTAGATGCGATTGCCAAGCGTGCTGCTAGCGCTCGCGTGTTTCAGCGTCATGGTGTAGTTCACGTTATTGGTGAGGATGATCGAACGGCTGGCGTACCCCACCGTGAGGCCCGTAACGTCATACGCCCCGGTCGGCCCGGTGATGACCACAACGCCTGCGTTCGCCGGGAGCGCTTGGTTGTGGTACGCCGCAGCGGGCGTAAGCGCGAGAGAGACTTTCTTCTGCGCGTACCCGCCGCTCGCAAGGAACCCGGTGCCGAACTGCGGGTCGAGGTAGATCGAGTTCGATCCGTACAGGCGATAATTGCCCGCCGTGTTGTTGTAGACCGTATTGCCGATGTACTGATTGTAATCGGAGAGTGTGCCATCCTCGTAAAATCCGTATTGCGATTGGATCGAGCCGGAGTCGTCGTACACAAGGCACCCGTGGTACACACCATTGGTAGAGTCCTCTACCTTTACGGCTTGGTTTCCGGCGGATTGCCTGCTCGCGTTGCGCACCGTATTGGAGAAATTAACGCCGTCGCATTTGTAAACCCAGATACCGGTCGTATACGCGCTCTTGACCACATTACCGACTGCGGTCAAACCTTTGATGTACTCAAACTTAAGCCCGAAGTCGCCATAGCTATTGGAGCAGGTGTTGTGGCTTACGACGAAATTCTTGGCCCCTAAGCCAGTGCTGCCAATCTCCATGTCAACATAGTTGCCGTAGCAGTAGTTGCCAATGATGCGGATATCGTCGTGCAATACGTCACCAACATAAATCCCGCCAAGCCCGGAGCCGCTAACCGTGTTCCCCTGAATGAGCAAATCGTTGATAACCGCGTCCGGCGCGTAAGTGGTGATGCCTTTGTGGTAGCTGTTGCGCACCCAATTGTAAAGCACCTTATTGTTGGCGCACGGGGTTGTCTCAGAAGCGACCACATACACCATAATCCCGTGGCAGTTTGAATTCAGGTTACGCCCGCAGGCGTACAGCTTATTCTGCTCGATAGTGCCGTCCGACTGCTTTTCCCACTGAATCCCCGCGTTATTCGTATTCTCGATGTAGACGCGAAACACGCTGTTGCCGGTTCCTGTGCGGCAGTAGATACCCATGCCCGCGCCGAGAGTGCCCGTGGCGTTGCCGAGTATCGAAAAACCCGAGAATCGCACGTTACTGGCCGCGTCCGCGAAGAACAGCGCGTCTGCGTTGGTCAGTGCCGTGGTGCAATTGAATATCGTCTTACCGATACCAGCGAGTTCGAGGCCGGTGTTCGACCCGACGTTAAGGGTGTCGCTGACTTTGTACGTCGCGCCGAATTCCTCACGTATGGTGTCCCCGTTGGCTGTGGCGTAATCGAGCACAGCCTGTATCTTGTCGGTCGCGTCTGACACGCCCGTTTTATCCGCCCCGCGATCCGTCAGGGATAGCTGGGCTTCCCGCAGTTTCAGCGTTACGGTGCGTTCGGTCGAGCCGGTGGGTGCCGCCGTGAAGTAGACGTTATCCGTTGATGTGGCTACGTTGCCGCCGATTTTCGTGGTCGTGTATATCGACGCATCAGCCGATGTTTTCACGACGAAATCGTAAAGCACGCCAGCGGTAAGGAAGATATCACACTCCCCCCGCGAGTCGCAGATAACCGGATTGGTGTTCGCCGCTCCGTCATAGGTCGAGTACGTCGTAGCGGGTGTAGACGTGCCAGTGAGGTAGGTGTACACCTTCGCACCAGACGCCGGAGCGCCTTGGTAATAGACAGTGTACTTACCGGGCGGGGATATTTGTTTGGCCATTTTCTTCTCTCGGGATTAGGTTCATCAACGTGCTACCCGTTACTCTGCCGCCAACCGTCGCTGTGTGCGCCGCGAACGATTGAAGGATAAGACGGCGTGCTAGACCGAGCTTTTCCACTTCTGGCCGCTTCATGTTTTCTATCGCCAGCAGCTTTCCGCTAAGGTCGTTGATATTTGACGTGTCCATCGTTTTAGTGGAACGTAACGCCGGGGCAATCGTGTCGTTAAAGTAAGTCGAAAGCCCCTTGGTCGAAGTCAGCGCCTTCTCACTAAGGTGTTGGCGTAACGAGCCGAGCAGCATATCCCGGCCACCCGGCGTGGCGTGGATCACCGGGGCGGCAGCGGCCCACTCGCTCGTCGAGCCGGACTTGATTAGAGCGTCGATATTCTGTTTCGGGAACATCTCGCCGTGCGGCCCGAGTAATTGCACAGCTTCCTTGCCGCGATCCGTGCGCAAGTTAGCCGCAAGTTTCTCCGCTTCTGCCAAACGCACGCGGGCTGTGCGGTCAACGTACTCCCCGTGCGCCAGCGTGTTGGCGTACTTGAGCACAGAGTCACGGACCTCCGGCAGCACGGCAAGCATTTCCCGCTTGCTGGTCATCCACTCACGCACTTGGCGTTCGGTCTTGCCCGCCAACTCTGTGGCCGCAAAGTCTTTCGCCGCCTTCGTGACGAGTTCCTTGTCACCGGTGAGTTGCAGCAGGTTATTCACTTCTTGAGCACTGCTGAAATACCTGCGCGGCAACGCAGAAGCGTCCGTTTTGTAAAGTTCGTCATCGTACTTATCCAGCGCAAGAGCACGCTGCCCCGCGCCAGATTTGGCGCGCGACATAGCGTCACTGGCGCTCGCGTAATTACTCAATAACTTCTCTTGCGCTGGGCCTGCGTAGTCTTTCTGGATTTGCGAAATACGGTCGTAGTATTTCCGCGCTATGTTGGCGTCAATGGCAGCGTAACCTTCGGCGGGCTTTCCGCCCGGTTGAAACACCTGCCCCAACTCGCGGCGGACATCGTCCAATTGCTGAAAGGACAACTGCGCCTTTGGTTTAGGGTCATAGCCCAATACCTGCCGCTCCGTTAATTGCCCGGTGGACGGCGGCTTAATCGAGTTGAGGATGTGGGTGAAGGACGAGCGCACATCCGGCGAACGATTCTTGGCCGAAGCTTCCAGTTCCGCAAGTAACGCTTGGTAGGACGGCACATCATTGGCGAAAACGCCTTGCTGCTCCTTCGCGGTGATTACCGCGTCACGCGCCGTCTTGTCCGCCTGTATTTGCGCCTCACGCGCCGTCAAAGCCTCGCCGTGAACTTGGCGTATGCGGTCGCGCAGCCGCCCCCCGAGTTCGGACGGGTGAACGTCGTTGCCGATGTTGAGCCGCTGCATTTGCGCTATGGACACAGCGTCATCTGCCGCGTTAGCGATACGCCCCGCCGCAACCTGCGCGTAACCGGGGTCTTTGCGCATCGCTTCAAGTTCGGCGTTCACGCGGCCCTGGGCGTTGGTAAGGACGTTGCGGGCTTCCGTTTCACCAAGCGCCAACTTGCCAGCCGCAGCGGTCTTGAATTGCTCGTAAAGATCGCGCATCGGCTTGTCTGTGGCCGCGCCCCCGCGCAGTTCCGCGACAAGCGCGTTTAACTGGTCGGCCTCCTGCTGTGATATGTCCTGCGGCCTTCCTTCCAGTTTGGCGGCGAGGGGCTTAATGAACGCCTCCTTACGCATCTTGCTTTCCAGAGAAAGCGACGGCACCTTGGCCATGATCGTGATGAGGGATTTTGCCGCGTTAGCCGCTTCCGCCCCAAGCCCGCCCGCGATGAATCGCACGCCTTCACCCACCAGCTTGCCACCGCCCGCTGCGTCCGACGCTTGCCCGGCGGCTTCACCAGCCAACCCGCCAAGCCCGCCCGAAACCGTCGTAGCAGGACGACCGGCGACACGAGCCATGCGCGACCCGAAATCGAGGAAGTTAGACACGGGGGCCAACTGCGGGACCGCGCGTGTGATCGTAGCCGCGCCGGTGAGCATCTCCGGGGCCACCGTACCGAAGGCGGCACCCGCCGCGCCCGCGCCAAGGATCGACGCAGTAGGCGAACCGCTCAAATTGGCGGGCTGCTGCGGTACGCGGCGCGGCATCTGCACACCCGTAGCGGCACCACCGGGCGTTTCAGCGAACGCCGGTTTATCCTCAACCGGAGCCGCGCCCATCTTCCTTTTCAGGGCGAGTAGTTCAAACTCCTCTTGTTCACTGAGCGCCACTTTGTTTCCTCAAGAGTTCCTGATACCGCGCTTCCTCTGCCGGGGTGAGTCCGCCAGCGGCAGCAGGCGCGGGCGACGTTTTAGCCTTATCCAGCAGGCTCCTCATCGTCGCGGTTGGGTTGGTAGCCTGCGTCTCAACCAGTTGCGAAGCCTCGTAAGGCGTGAACGGAACTGCCGTTCTGATTTTCGCCAACAATTCGTTAGCGTGGTCACGCTGGCTTTTGGGCAAGCGCGGGCTGGCAAGCGTTGTCTCAAGCCCCGCCTCAACAATCTGGCGTGTTTCCGCCAATTTGATGATCTTGGTTAAGTGGGTGTCGCCAGCTTTAAGCAAAACAGCGTCCATTTGATGCGTCAGCGACCCGGACGGCATAAGCCCCGCCGCCTCTATCGCCGCCAAAGACCGCTGCAAGCCGGTCGTCATCACGTTGTACGTCTGAGCTTCTTGGCTCGTTACCTTTTGCGCGAGAACCTCTTTTGTCGCCTCCATCAACCCTTTTCCTTGCTGCCTTCCGCCGAAGATTCCGGTATCTGACATGATCGGGAGCTTGGTGATGTTTTCCAGCGCTTTTGATGCCTGATTTGCGCCAAGCAGCATGCGCCCCGTGAACACAGCTTCTCGCGAACCTACGGCGGGGTTTTCCGGGTCTGCGGGGCCGCCCGGTATCGGCACAACCTTCGAGCCGTCCTCATCCCACATATAGTTGGCGGGGGCGGGGCGCTGCCTGCCCTGAGTGGCGGGCGCGGGCGCTGGGGCCAGTGGCGAACCGGGGTTGCGCATGTCTTGGTACGAGTAACCCGTGGCGCTGCTCGCGTCGGGCACAGGTCGAACCACTGGCGCTTGTGGCGCACGTTCCGCGAAGGGCACTTGCGGGCCTGCCATAGCGCCGGTTCTGCGGCTGTACACTTGGCTCCCCGGTGTGGCCGAAGCGAACTGCTCGGGCGAGTTCTGCGCTTTGATTCGCTCCGTGAGGAAGGTCTTGGGGTCTGCCTGCAACAACGCCATGTTGTAGTCGGCATGATTGGGCACGAGGGTGCGCTGTGGCGTGTTGCGCGTTTGTTCAGAGTTTGGCAATGGCGTAACAGTGCCGTCTGCGTTAAGCCGGTAGCCCATGCGCTGCAATGCATCGCCCTCACTATCGGCCATCTGTGGCGCGGGGCCGCCTTGGAATTGCGTGTAGCGGTCAGAGCGCGGGTTAATCAGATCGAGAAGCGTGCGCTGCCCCTGCATCTCGCTGGCGCGTTGCGCTGTTTCCAATTGTGCTTTTACCGCCGCCGCTTGATGCTGCGGGACTTGCGATTGCTGGTTTTCGGTCTGCGCCCTGAGTAGCGCCAATTCCAACGGCGTGCGCTGCCCGAGCCGTTCCGCTTCGGCGTCCAGCTTACGGTTCTGCTGCACCACATGCACAAGTTGCATGAGCGACGCCAGCCCAGCGAGCGGGTCTTGCTGTTGCGCGGGGCGTTGGCCCCCCAACGCGATAGAAGGATCAAGAGGCATTATTTGCTCCCGATAAGCTGCGGCAGTAACGACAGCAGCGAGTTACGGTACTGGTCTTGGCTGTAGGCGTTCAGGCCGCCCTGCACCGCGTTGCCTACGCCCACATACCCGCTCCCACGCACGTTGCCAAGGCTTTGCTCGATGTTGGACAAGTTGTTGCCCGTGCTCGCGTTCAAGCCCGTGGTGTTGGTCGTAGCGGTCTGCCCGATACCAGCGAGCGCGGCGTTGCGATTGAACACATTGCCGAACTCGTTGCTGGCGAACCCCTGCGCGTAGTCCTGCCCCGCCTTCAACGCCGAGCCGGAGTAGAACTTACCGCCCGCGCGAAGCCGGTTATCAAGCGCCTTTTGGCCTTGATCCATACGCCACTGGTAGCCGGGGTCAGCTTGCAACGCGGTGAACTGCGAGCCGGGTCGCACCATGCTGCTGAGATTGCCCAACGCGGGCAGCGCTGCGTCACGATACGGCTGTGTGTCCGCACGATTCTGCGCGTTGATGCCCAGCAGTGTTTGCATCGCTTTGTCGCCCGCCGCTGCTTGCGCACGGGAGCCAAGTAGCGAACTCAACCCTTGAATGCCGGAGCCGAGCAGACTCGTCCATGCGGAGGTTGGAAGCTTGCCGAGCAAATCGAGCAGACTTGAAGAACCGCCCGCCGCTACCGCTTGGCCGGGGAGCGCGGTCCCCGCCAACGCCCCCGTGTACCCAGCGGGCGTATTTAACGACTCCGCCAGACCCGTGAGGCCGTCGTTTACCCCTGTGGTCAATCCATCCATCATGCCCGGCCCGGAAAAAGGATTTTGTAATTGACTCGGGGAGTTGGCGAAGTCCACACCGTCACCCCACCCAGAATCGCCGGAGCCAACGTCCGCCCCGCTACCACCGTAACCTGATTCAAGGAACCCGCTGCCACCGCCACCACCCCACCACGGTTGATTTGCGAATGAGTCACCGAGAATGCCGTCCAAGCCGCCGGGGTTAACGCCCGCCTCCAACCCCCCGAACGCGCCGCCAGCAATCGCGCCGCCCATCAACCCGCCGAGAATCATCGGGCCGTTTGTTGCGAGGGTATCGAGCATTGACGGCTGCTGGAACGCATTAGACCACTGTGTCTGCAAGGCCAGTGGGATGCTGTACCCGTAGGCCGGGTCATACGTTAAGTCCGAGTCTTTGCCACCAACAGCGCGGAGTTGGTCGTTTAACTCATGCGCGCCGAAACGGTAACGAGAAACGCCGTTCCCATCGACGTACACCAAATCAGACCCGTTTCTTGGGCGTAGCACGTTAGACCCGAATATGGGTCGGCCCTGCGTATCGAAACGGTTAAAATCGTAGTAGTAGGGCAGAAGGTCGTCCACCGGCCCCGCGCCGTCACCATCCCCCCGATGGCGGTTTCCTTCCGAGTCAAGCCAAGAGGTACTACCGTCCTCGTTTTGGAAACCCTTATACCCGATCCCCGCCAAGTATTCGTCAAAAGTCATTTGTTTAGCTCCTGCTCAAGTTCCGCTACCCGTTTCTTCGCCGCTTCAAGTTCGCGGAACAATTGGCCGACGCGCAGCACTGCCGCATCGAGCGCCGCGTTACGCTGCTCAATCAGCATCAGCACACGCCCGTCCATTTCAACCGGGTCAGTCATTTGTCGTTTTCGCATGTAAGTAGACTGTGGTTCCATTCACTGATATGGTCACAGTCCGGTTGGGAGACGTTGGGCTTACGGCGTTCAGGCTGTTCCCAATCGAGACAACGCCGGTAACGCCCAACGTGCCGCTCAGTGTCATACTGGCCCCGGCAATAGTCCCGGTTAGCGTAGGCGAAGCACTCATGACCACGTTACCACTGCCGGTAATGGCGTTACTCACCAAGCCCTTGCTGCCGTCGGTAAACACCGCCTGCGAAGCCGTCAGCGACGACAGAATCGGTTGACTGCTCAGGGTTTGCACACCGGTGAAGGTCTGCGCCGCGTCGGTTCGTGCAAGCGTCGAATTGGTCGAGGGGAACGTATGCGCCGTGGAGTCCGTCCCCGCAAGCGTCAGTGAAGCATTCGTCGTCAGCGTCTTGCCGTCTGTCCCCGCAAGCGTCAGCGATGCGTTCGTCGTCAACGTCTTACCGTCTGTCCCGGCCAACGTCAGTGAAGCATTGGCGGTCAACGTCTTACCGTCCGCAACAGTCAGCGTCGCCCCCGTAGCGGGCTGCGTCAGCGCCACCTTGTTGATGCTGGTGGCTGTGGCTACCCCCAGCACGGGCGTGACGAGTGTAGGCGAAGTGGCGCGCACAGGTGCCCCGCTGCCGGTAGCCGTCACCCATGTTGCCAGCGTGTTCGAGCCGCCGCCTACCAAAAGCTGCGTGGTCAACCCCTGCGTCAGTATCAAGGCGGTTCCCGATACGTCCGCGAAAAAAGCGTACCATTCCCGCGACGGCCTTCCCGTAGCAGGGTCTACGACAGAGGCGGATTGGGCTAAAGGTATCAGTCTCATGCCGCCGCCAGATATGCGTCAGTAATCACGCGCTTCACCGGATCGGTGATTTCCACCCAATAGACGCGCGAATTGGGGCTTCGGACGGAACCCAAACGGTTCCACTTGGTCACGTAGTCATACTCGCCAAGTTGCCCCATGCTGCGCCACACGGGGTTGCCCCAAGTGTGGCCGCTATCATCACTCCACTTGAGCATGGCCTGCGGGTCTGATCCTTGCCCGGTTTCCAACCCCACGCCAGTCTCAAACTTGATCGCCAGCGATGCGTGAGCCACCGTGGTGTCCGTGTCGCTACCGCCGAGCGAGCGGCACACACGTATCGACGGCATCGGGTCTCCGTCGTCATCGTAAATATCGAGGCTCAAGTCATACAACCTGCCGTCCTCGTAATCCCCTACGATGTGCCTGCCGTTGAACTCGACATAGCAGTTAGCGCGATGACGCTCCAACTCGCCACTGATCGTATTGCGGTAAGCGCGGCGGTGCCAAAACCCGCTCGCCACATCGAACACCCACGTTTGATCGCCGCCGGGGAATTGAAGCCAAATGAACACATGGCCTTCGTCCTTCTGTGCCCACATCATGCAATCGTCGAAGGCGCCCATCGCGCGAATTGCGGTTTCAATCGCGTGCGTGGAAACCCGCACGGGCGTGTAAGCGTTCAAGCGCCACACAACACCCTCGCTGCCGAGGAAGAATAGCGAGTTATCGGCCTTGCAGATCGACGCACGGCCCGCAAGCCCCGTTTCGATAACCGCGCGGCGGGCGAAGGTGAACGACGCATCACCGCTGTTGTACCAAATCTCGCAAGTCTTTTCGCCGCCCAAGAATAGCTCTTGGTGATCGACTGCGCACCCAATCAGGTTATCCGGCGCGGCTTCGGCGGAAGCAAAGTCCGCCGAATCCCACGTTGTCCCGTCTACTGAAATCCAAAACCGTTGCGTGCCGCCTTCGACAACAACGAACGTCTGGTCGAGGATACACACGCCTACCGGGAACGCCGGGAAGTCAACGTCTGCTACGACAGCGAAAGCCCCACCCGCGTAAGTGTAGGTGTATCCGTACTGGCCGTCCACGAGCAGCATCACAAGACCGTTTGTCTCCATCTGGACAACGCCGCTATTGGTGGACAGGGTGCCCAATTCGGTGGCTACGTTTCCGGTCGTCACGGAGTAGAACTTATTGCCGCAGACAAAATAACTCGTGCCTGCGTCTACCCCCGCGCCACGCACTTGCAGCGCCGCGCCCAGCGTGATGAAGGAAGTCGAACCGTGGGTACCGTACAGCACTTTCCCGGACGGGCTGCCGGGGTCAACCTCCAAAAACAGGTTGACGCACTGCTGCGCGTCAGCATTCACGCTGCGCGACTGGTACTCACCCCCGATGAAGTCAAAGGACGGCATTAGTAGTTTGTGTATTCCGTTACTTCATTATCGACACACAGGGCATTCAGCTTGCGGATTTGCAACTCCGCGAAACGGGATTCCTTCATCAGCCGGAGAATTCGCGCCTCTGGCATGGCGAAGTCGTCCGATATGTCATAAGCGATGATATCCCGCAGCCAACGCAGCATAGCCACATCCACGTCGGGTGCGGTGCTCGCCGCTGTGTCGTCCGCGATCTTCTCGTACGTGAGTTTGATTGTCGTGTTGGACGTAGGGATGGGCCAGAATACAAAAACGCCGGAGCCAGTATGGAGCGCCTTTTGCGGTACGCCGGTAGTCGTCTTATCCATTATTTCCGCGTATGAACGCGGCCCTATGATATCCACCGGATCGTCCATCGAAACGTTCCGCGCGGTCATTCTTATGGGGAATAGATAATCCGATGCTGCGGTAGCCGTCGCAGCGCCAGCAGATAACGTAAAGGACACCGGCTGCGGCGTAACCTTGCGCCAGAATGTTCCGAGGCGGTGCATTTCCTTCAACCGAAGGTCGATTGCCTCGAACACAATGGCTTCATCGTCAGCGTTCGCCGTCTGCCCGATGGCGAGCGCGCGCACCTTGCGCAGCACCATATCGCGCAATTGCTCTCGTGTGCGGGTGAAGGCGACGGTCATGGCTATGCCTTACAGAATTTAATGTGCGTGGCCGCGCCGAAACCGAAACTCTTGTGGCACTTCGGGCACTCGGTCAGCTTGATGGTGCGCTGCGGTTCAGGGGCTTCCGCTTCAACGGACGGCTCGCTGGCTGGCTGCACACGCTCAAACTCAGGCATTCGTTTCAACGCTTCGAGGGTTGCATCGTCGTGGATTATGGCGGGCTTGCCGTTCCAGAACACATACCCGCGAAATTCACGGTACGGCCCGCTGGTAAATCGATACGCTTCGCTCATGCCACAGCCTCCAGTCTCAATAGCTCGTTTGCCCGCGCCGCCATGAAATTCTTACGCGGCCCCTTAAAGTGCAGAATCGACGCGCCGCCCCCGGCGTCTAGTGAATTCGGCGCAAAGTTGTAATCTTCGCCGGGAACGATGCGCGTGTCGAACCCGCCCCGTTTAATCAATCGGCACACCGCCAACTGATCGCCCATCCATTCCTGCATTTTCGGTTCGTAGGTCAATAACTCTTTTTCCGCAGCGGCCCAAAACTCAGGACTGCGGGAAAACACCACGCCCATGTTGTGCGGCATTTCCGCAAAATAGTCATGCTGTGCGCCGTCATTCTTCAAACGGCTGGCGATGGCGATGTCGAACTGCTCATCAAACACGTTTTGCACGTTCTTTACCACCAGCACGTCCACGTCGATAAATAGCCAATCCCCCGGGGTTTGGTGATGGCGCATACGAAACACCGCCATCGGGCATTCCTTCGGCATCCGTTTCACTTCGTCCACGTTCGGGATGCGTGGGCTGTTAATGTCTGTGAGGTGGACAACCTTCACCCCCGGCATTGTCTGCTTCGCCACTTGCGCGGCCAATCCACCGAGGTATCGGTATTCTGGCGAGCTACCCACAAGGTAAAAGCCTACGCGCATAACGCCTCCGTGACTTTAACGCCAAGTTCCATCCCCTGCGTATCCGGGCGGCCTTCCCCGCACGCGGCCAAGAATTCGCGGATCAACACATCCATGGGGCGCGGGTCGGTAAACGGGTCGTCGTAGGTCAATTCGCCGTCTTTGGTCACAACGGTGAAGCAGCGCTTCACACGTTCCTTTGTTATCTGCATGTCGTGCGGTGCGAACTCCCCGCCGATGTCCATACGCATCGCCACGTCATGAGCGCCCCAATCAAATACCGGGTCGGTCTTACACGGCCCGCCGCTCACCGAGTACACGCCCACTACGCCACCAGCAGCGGCCTTTTTCACTTCACGCCATGCCGGGGAGTACAGGTGGGTGTGGCCGACAAAGCCCACTACGCCCATACGCTTCGCAAGCTCCAGAAGCGCGCGGGCGTGGTCAACGCGCAGGCACATGGGTTTCTCGATAAGAACGTGGCACCCGTGAGAGAGCGCGGCCTTGGCGATGTCGTAATGCGTTTCAGCGGGCGTGGCGATGATAATGGCGTCCGCGTCGAGCCTCGTGTCACGCGACGTAACCCACGCCAAAGGCTCGCCCAACTTCTCGAAAGTTTTGACGTACACCCGGCCCCAATGACCGTTTCCGATAAGTCCGACTCTCACGCAGTCACCCAATTAAGTTCCGGGTGCTTCGCGCGTAGCTCGCTGGCGAAGTTCCACGCAAAGGGGAAAATCTTGTCGTATTTCCGCGTTCTGAATTCGTCAAAGGAAATTATCGGCACGTTAAGCCCCGGCGTGTACAGCCCTTGCTTCTCCGGCGTGTCGTCAACGATAAAGTCTACCCGCGCGCCGGTTTGGTACATGAATGTCGTTGCCTTGGCGGGCGCTCCGTAACCGGCGATGACGCCACGCACCCCCTCAAGCGGGTTTTTCACCGTCTGCACCGCCTGCACCAACGCGGCCAAGTCGGGCGGTTGCTCGTCAACCTCAAAGGTCGATGGCGTCTTTTTCGCGTAGACGCGAATCGAGCCGCCTTGGTTGGCCGTGTGCTTTACGTCGTGGATATGGAAGCCCTCCGATAGCAGGAATTTCTGCAACGGTTTCAGGTGGTGGTAATCAAGGTGCTCGTGGTAGATCATGTCCCAATGCCGCCCTTCAATCAGGTCATGAAGGTACTGAACCTCGAAGATAAAGGTTCCGGTGTCCTTTAGGAACACATCGACGCCGCGCACCACTGAGCGCAAATCGTCAATATGCGCCAGCACGTTTACCGCTACCACGACATCCACCGGCCCGTTAAACGGGTAGAAGTCCCTCGCAAACCGCAGGTTAAACTCCGCGCGTATGTTGGGCAGTGTTTTACAACTGCTCGCCGGGTCAACGCCCAGCACGCGATTGCCCTTCGCCGCAAGGTAGTCAAGCAGCGTGCCGTCGTTACTGCCGATTTCAAGCACAAAACCGGCGTTGCCGATTTCTTCCGCCAGTCCCGATAGGTGCTCTTTGAACGACGATGACACGCCGGACTTATACCGATAGTCTCCGTACAAAACGGCGGGATCGACAACTACACCAAGCTGGACGTGTCCACACTCCGCGCAGTTCGTAAGCCCGAGCGGGTACACCTCCTGCTCCTTGGGCGCGGGCACATACCCGTTCGCAAGGGGCGTGGGTTTCAGGTCAAGTAAGGGCTTGACTTGGTTTCCACAGAGCCGACAGGTCTGGCGAGCGCACCAAGTCTGCGGTGTAGGTGTCTTCATCTCTGATGTTCCTCGCAAAGCACAGCAGTTGGGTATCCACCGGAAAAACGGTCGTATGCTCCATGTACGGTTCTGTCCGCACCCACTCACCGGCGGGCACCGTTTTGTGCGACACGGCTTTCTCGCCAACAGGCCGCTCGTAGTACTCCATGCGCCCGCTCACCACGTAGCAGATGTGCCAATCAGTGCGGTGCCAGTGATTCGAGCGAATAGACCCCGCCTTGCTATAGATGGCGATGATGCTGTTCACCGGCTCGTGGCAAATGCTCTCGATTAGCCCGCGCGGATCGTCCACAATGAGGGAACCAGCCTGCGGATTAAACTTCTGTGTTTCAAGCTGCATGTTTTTCCTTGGAGTAGACATGATCGGATAGGTCACGGGCGATGCGTGTAATCACAGCGGGCCAGCCTTCGTCGCCCTGCCGGTAGAGGCGAACGCTACGGTACCACGGCATGCGCCCCGAGTTCTGGTAGCGCCACGCCGGAGTTTTGGGTGTCATCACCCAGCACGGGACACCGAGCGCCCCGGCGAGGTGGATTACCGACGTGCAACACGATATGACAAGATCGCAAGACTTAACAAGGCAAGCAGTGTCGTAATAGTCGTTGCTCTTTGCGAGTGGCGTCTGGATGATTTCATACCCTTGCCCCTCCACCATTTTGATTTCATCTTCACAATCGGTGTACTGCAGCGACACGAATTCGCAATTCGGCGTGCCCAAAATCGAAGCCCACCACGACAACGGTATCGAACGGCGCAACACGCGGCCCGCCTTCGCTCCACCCGTCCACGAGATACCGACACGAAACTTATTGCCCCGGCGCGGCGTGGCCTCGGCCTTCAAATACGCGGCGCCGGGGAACGACTCCTTGGTATTTCTAAAGTATTGGCCTAAAGAGCCAATCGAAATCTGATAATCGAAGTCAACATCTTTGACCCACGAAGGCGATTGATCCTCGCGGGTGCCGTAGACTTCACAGCCGAACGCGCGTGAGAAAAGATTTTCCAGCCGGTCGTAGCTCTCAAGAATGACCTTATTGGTTTTCATCAAGTCAGGGATCATCGACGCGAACATGATCTCATCACCAATGCCCTGCTCGCCGTACACAGCCACAGTGCCGGGGGATTTACCGTCCCATCGCGGTCTGCCGCCAAGCGCGCGATCTATGCGCATCTTGGACTGGAACCCCCAATCGTATTCTTTCCAACCTTGCTCCCACTGCCCGTGCTCCAACAGCAGCAGGGAGTAATTCCAGTGCGCGAAGGGGAGCGTGCTGTCCATCGCCAGCGCCTTTCGGCACAGTTCTTCACCCTTCTCCGGTTCCCCGGTTTCCACATACAGACTTGCGTATGTAGCCAATGTCTCCGCCGTGGGGTTCTTCTTCACGGACTTGTCAAACCACCTGCGCGCTTCTTCGTGCAGTCCGGCGTATTTGTACGCCAACGCGAGGTTGCAGTAGATATCGGACGGAACTTCCTTCTTGGTGTTTTCGATTGACCTGTGGAGAAACACCATCCCCAGCCCCGACTTGCCCATTTGCAAGTAGAGCGTACCCACCGTGGCGAGTAGCCCGGCGTTATCCCTGTTTTGCGTCAGTAGCTTGTCGTAGGCTTCCAACGCGCCGTCAAAGTCACCAGCGTTGTGAAGGGCTTGCGCTTCCTGCCACAAAGGTATATCGGCCATAGTTCAGGGAGCGGGTTGTTAGCCCGCCCCCGCCCGTGGTTAAGTGTCCATCGAGAAAATCGCCACCATCGTGAAGCCACCAGTACTTGCCGCAGCCGAGACTGCGGAAATAGTGATGTCGATGGTGTCGTCGATTGAGTACGTGTACGGCGCGTACTGCGTGTTGATAGGCGTGTACGCCCCCGCCGCTGAATACAGGTAGTTATTCAGGTAGCGGTTAGCCGAGCCACCGTCGCCCACGTTCACCGAGCCAGCGCCGCCCGCCGTGCTCCACACCGCAACGTACACGGGAGTCGCATTCGCGGGCACCTTGACCATCTGGATGACATCACCAGCGGACAAGTTCGCAGCAAGGGAGTAAGTGGACGTGACGGCAACAAGCCCGGCGCGCAAGCCTTTCGGCATAACGCCAACAGCGGCCTTACCAGCAGTTAAAGTAGCCATGTGTCAGTCTCCTTAATCAGCCGCAGCAGCGAAGAAGCCGGTCACAATCCCGTGATCCTTGGGAGTTGTGGTATCAGCGCCCGCCGCAGTGCCGAAGCGTAGTTTCTCGATTGCACGAATCTCTTGGATACCGACGCCGTGCAAAAAGTCGTAGTCGGTGTTCTGAGTCGTGCTCTTGGTGCGTTGCGCCCACGCGAGGCCGATAGCCTGCGCGCCGCAGAGGTACACCGGTTGGATATTCACGCCGGTAGACGCGAAAGAGCTATCCAGTGAAGCGATTTCCGGTATCTCGCGCAGAATCATGCCGTCCCAAACGAGGGAATCGCCGGTAAACAGCGGGTTGTCCTCGTTACGCGCACGAGCCTCGCGGTTGGCGAGAGTCAGCACGTTGGTGGTCGGGTTGTTCTCCGTCAGATCACGCCACGCCAGCGATGGGATGAAGCAAACAAACCATTCCTGATCCATTTCCTTCACGCTGATGGGTTTGATCTTGGGCGACGCGGCTTGCGCCATACGCTTCATCAGGCTCAACGTAAGCGGCGAACACTTGTCGCCCGCGCTGATCGCCAGACACGCCGTTGCAAAGGTCGCGTTGTAATTGCTGGTGGTGTCGCCAAACAGGATACGATCCTGATTGTTGGCACACCACGTATTGCGCTGCGTCGAGGTCGAGGATGTGAAGTTCACGCCGTCAATCTGTCCGAGCGCATTGGTGATGCCGTCGCGCAGTTTCTTACGCGCCCATTCGCTCAGTTGATCTTTGGCAGCTTCGCGCAGGTCGATAGCGGACTTCTGCTCGTCCCAATCGTCAACAGCAACACCGTGGCGCAGCACATCGACGATAACTTTATGAGAACGCGAACCCAGCCGTTCCTCGTTACCCATCAGGGTGTTGTTGCCGGTGACACCGTTGCCGACCAGTTCATTGACCAGCGCAAAGGTTACGGAATCTCCGCGCTTCTTCGTCAAGTCGTCCTTGACGTTAATCATGGAGTTCGGGGATGTGCCCATGTACCGGCGGTACCGGCTGGCACGGACGTAATCAGTAAAAAACTGATCGTCCCATAGCTGCGGGGTCAGGCCCGAAGCAGCATAAGTTTGTGACATTTAAAGCCTCCGAAAGTTAAGGGAAATGTTTCAACACGCGCCCGTAATGTCGGCGGCACTAAAACACCCGATAACTCCCGGTGGCGGAGACTTACTCGCCCTTTAGGGTAGGCGTCACCCAGCGGCTAACGGCGGGCGAGTATCGCGTCAAGCGACGTAGGCCCGTTCCATACAGGGGCATTGCCGCTTCCGCTCCCGTTCACGTCGCTTAACGACGGCGGGATGCTCGCCAATTTCTTCCGTTCCGCTTCGAGTTTCGCAGCGAACTCAGCTTCAAGCTGCGCGCGAATCTCGCCCTCCCGCTTGGTCACGATCTGATCGATCCCGCCAAGCTGCTCCAATTCTACACTTCTTTTTGCCGTTGTATAGGCATACTCGGCGGGATTCATCGATTTTGCGAAACCTTGCAGCAAAGCCGGGTTCTGCTGGGCCAAACTCATGAAGATTTCGGCCTTTTCCGCGAAATCCGGGTACTTTTCGCGTGCCGCCTGTTCCGACACAGACACACGGTCAGAAAGGATGATGTTGGAGACTTCCGCCTTGAGGGACTCCGCCTGCTCCGCTTGGCGCCTTAACGCGCCATCCGGGTCGTCCCAAAACGTTTTCTCCGGTTCCTTGGGCTGCTTGGCGCGCAGTTCGGCCAACTCACGCTCCAAGGCCTGCCGCTTGCGGGCTTCATCCTGCGCACGGGCGAGGAACGCACGCTCCTGTGGCGTCAATTGCTGCTTTGGCGGCTCTGTGGGGGCCGTCGGTGGCTCGGTCGCAGCCTTGGGCTGTTCTGCCGGTGGCGTAGCTTCCTTGGGCGCTTCTGACGCTACCTTGGGGGCTTCCGTGGCCGCAAACTTCCCCGCTTCGTCACGTGGTGGGGCTTCCTTACCCTGCGCCGGGGCTTCCTTACCGCTCAGGATGTCATCCAGTTCCATAAAACCGCCTTTCTATGCGTCAATAAACAGTTCCAGCAGCAATTTCTCAGCCGCCAAGCGCTGACGGCGCTTTTCAAGCACCTCTGGCAACACTGGCTCAACGTAAGGCTGCGATACGACAGTTCCTTTGGCCGTAACCTCAACAACCGGCGACGCCACTTCGGGGACTGTCTGCTGCACCGCAACAACCACCGGTTCCGGCTTTTTCTTGCGCCGCAGCGGTTCCCCGGACGGCTTGATGATGTTGTGCGACTGCTCGCGTACGTCATAGCCGCCGCTGCTCGTCTTTTCAGACGGAGCTAAATTACCGCCATCCCCCCAATACGCAGGCCCGAAGTAACGCGCGCCGAAGTAACGATGTCCGAACATCAGGTCAAGTCTAGCGTTACCGCAGCTCTGTTCCCGTCAGCGTCCACAGTGGCGCTGATAACGTCTTTGCTGTCCGCGATGTCCCGGTATTTGGCGTTTGTTGTCGCAAGCCCCGAAGCCTTGCCGAGCATCGCCGCGATAAACCCGCGCATCGCCTGTACCGCCGTGGTCGTCCCCGTAATCACATACGCCCATATCGACGTGACGGATGCGGAGTCAATACTCACTGTCGCTGTGCCAAGGTCGAAAACATGTTGCGCACTGGCGTTGCCGTAGGTTTCAACGATAAACCCGGTGTCGTCTACAGCCTTGGTCGCGCTGTCGGCCACCGTCACCATTATTTGCGACGCCTGCATTTCTGTCGCCGTCAGCGAGAAATCCCAAATAGCGGAGTTACCCATAGCTATAGCCGTGGGCAAATTGGTCACGTTGGCGGTCGCGCCGCCGTCCTTGGAAATCTTCACATCACCCGCAGCGGGTGTCCAGTCGGCGTTAACCGCGTGATTGGCGCTACCCGCCTTGGGGATGGCGATGTAAATGTGGCGTGCTACGCCGTATTTGCTCAGAAACATTTTTTACCCCACCATTCCGCGCAGCATCGGAGTGCCCGCTATTGTTGTGCCGGTGCCTGACCCGTCACCGTCGTCTATCTGGTCGATAATTAAATGAATAAGCGGAATTGCCGTAGTGGTGTCAGTCCACGCCCCGGCAGAACCCGCCGTCCAAGTGCGTGACGAAAGGTAAATCTGTGCCGTCATTGTGCTGTCGAACGCGATAACGCCACTGGCCGCCGCGCCCGTCCCCGCCGCGCTCATTGTTACTACGGTGATAGCGTTTGCGTTATCGCTCCTGATACCGGCGTAATAGGTCGTATCCTTTGCGATTGAGTACGGTGTGGCAAATATGGCGTCGGCGTAGCCGTCATTCGTGATAAACGTGGCGCTGTCGCCGTCCCCGGCGAATTGTGCAAGTGCGTCACCGTCAGTAGTGCTGGACGCAGGCCACAGCGTAGCCGTGTAGTTTGATCCTGCGGCGGCGTTTGCCATCAGCCACCGGATACCACGGATGCGGCAAGCATAAGGCAACTGAAAACGCAGGGCGTACTCGTCGGGAGCGCTCGCGCTGGTTATGGCGTTCAGCGTCGGGGCGGAGTTCAGCGGCATCAGGCACGCCATGTACTGCGGCCCCGCCGTACCAAACGCTACGACCCATTCCATGGGGCCGTAGCCAATGCTTGAACTCACGCCGACTGCAGAAGCCCACGTGCCCGCCCCCGTATCGATAAAAAACGCCGGACTCATGGTAGCGCCAGCCGCCAGAGGGCTTGCCATAGCAACCAACTGCATGTTTGGCGTCGTGCCGCTATCGTAAGTCAGTACGATAGCGATATCCTGCCCCTCGGTTACGCTAGGCGGCGTCCCTATCGTGACCGACTTCCAGATATTGTCATCAGTGTCCGCCACAGTTACGGTGCCGTTAGCCCCCGCAGCCAGAATCGTTCCGCTCGGCCTGCCGTTGGTAACGCTCTGCACTTCTATCTTGATGACACAACCAGTCGTCACCGTACCAGTGCGAAAGTAGACCTTGCTCACTGTATCGGTGACTGGCGACGGGCCAACCCAAGCCATGCGGTCAGTCGCGCTATCAAAAGTTGGCGTGTTCACTGCGGTGGTAACAGACTGCACGCCGCCGGCCACAATCAAATTGGGAACAAACCTCTTCCCGCAAGCGACCATCGTCATACGGTCACCGTCGCGCCAGTTTGTAGCAACGCGCGAGCCTGCGCGTTCGTACGACCCAGTTTTGCGAGCCGCGCTACCACACGGATAAATGCCGCCGCGTCCTGCTCCGTAATCGGCGCTGACAAGTCGTTCAGGTCAATCACCATCGAACGCGACAGGTCACCAGACGCGGTGAACGTCAGGTGGTTACCGCCTGAGCAGATGCCGGTTAACTGGATGATTACTGCGCTCATTGGTAAGTGACCTCCCCGCCAACAAGAATGCCGTCCTTGTAGTTGACCTTGAGCTTCTTCTTAGCGGTAACGGCTTTGGCAAGGTCGCCAATCGCCAGCACGGTGCGTTCCTGCGCTTTCATCAATTCAAGAATCATGGCGTTGGTCTGCTCCTGCGCTTGGGCGATGGATTGCACAGCGGCGGCGGCTTGGCCGGACGCGCCGAGCAATTCCTGATGCTTCTGCTCCTTTTTCGCAGCTTCTTCGGCCAGCAAATCGCCTGCGTCCTCAACGCCTTCATCCACGTCAGCCCCTTTCGATACGTTTCGCATACCGCGCTCAAGACTGTGTTTGGCGATGGCCTTCTGGCGTTCGAGTTTAATATCCTGCTCGCTTTCCGCCGCTTTCAACTTGAATTCAGCTTCCGCGACGCTACGTTGCAAATCGAGTTTCGCCCCGGCCACATACCGCTCCAACGCCATCCTCGACCCCTGCAACTGGCGGTCGACTTCGAGCTTCCTCTGTTCCAACTGCAACTTGGCCTGCTCCTGCGCAACGCCCGCCTGTAATTTCTGATTCTCCTGCTGCAACTGCTGCATCTGCTCCTGCATTTGCGCAACCTGCTCCTTGACCTTTGGCGGTATCTCGCTCTCCCCGCGCAGGCTCTTAAGCACACGTTCCTTGTGCGGAATGCTGGACGCCATCACCATAGCTTCCATCAGCACCGGCGGGGCGCCGGACTTGATGACTTCGGCCAAACCCTGAAACTCCTCAACCGTTACGGTCGGCACGTCCGGCGCGTCGGCCAGTTGAAGGTCAACGTCCAGTTCCGCGACGTTGTTTTCCAGCGACACGACCTGCATTGCGCCGGGGTCTTGCATCAACTGCTGTTGCAGCGCTATCAAATCCTCGTCGGTCGCCCCTTGTGCCTTTGCCGCGCGCAGCGCCATTTCGCCGCGCGTTACCTTCTTGTTCAAACCGACGAATTTGATGTTTTGCTCGTCATCGGTCACACGAATCCACGTCTCATCCGTCCAGTACTGCCGTATGCAGTTCCAGACCTTACGATAGACACGCAAATCCATCTCTTTCAAGCCGTCGAATAGTGGCGCAAGTTCTGTCTGCCCCGCTGCCTGCCGGTTTCGCAACGCGACGCCGCTCTGATCGCCTTGCAGCTTGCCGGAAACCGCCGCCGAAAACCCCACGGAGTCAATTTCCATCTTGGCCTCGGCCAGAAGGTTGAATTGCGCCGCTGCCATGTCGCCCGTCTTGAGAACTTCGAACTCCATCCCCGGCGTGGTCTCGACTACACCGTCAGGACGCGCCAACTCGCGCTTGACCTTCCGCACATCATCAACCGCACCCTTTTCCATCCGGATTTGACGCACGCTGTTCAGGTGCAAGGCCTTGGAACGGCGCTTGTTGATCTCGTCCTGCGGGCCGAGTAGCTGTTTGGTGGGGCTGTAACGGTCGCCTTCGCGCCCCACATTCGCACTGCGGAAGCAATACGGCCACTCACGCTCCCCGTCCTCGTTTTTATACGGCGAGAGCATCGCCGGCGTCAGTTCGCCAGAGCGTGTGAAGGCACAGTAGTAGACTTCGCCGCCTTCCTTGTAGTACATCTCGATAATCTTCACCCTGCGGCGCGTTTCGTCCGCCCATTGGGGCTTGTCGTCATACGTCTGCGCGGTGCTATCCATCAGTCCGCCCAGAATTTCCTCCTTGCCGGGGTACCGCCCGAGAGCGTCATCGTAATCCATCCACACGACCTGCCCCAGCCACTTCGCGTCACTGAAATTCTTACGCCTCGAGCGCGGATCGTAGATCATCCGGTCCCAGAATATGTGATTGATCCTGACCTTACCCTTGCTGTAGATGACCTCAACGCCGCCCGTTCCTTCCACCACGATGTTATCGAACGCAGCGGAGCGCAGGTCATTGTAGCGATTCTGGCTGCATACGTAGCGAATCGCCTCCGTCGCGGCGTCAGCGTCGTGATTCTCCTTCGGCGTGCGCGGAAACGCCTTGCAAGCGGTACGGGTAGTGACTTCCATACCCATCAAACCGTCATTTTTCGGCTTGATCCGGTTAATCACAATGGCGCTCTGGCCCCGCTTCTCCAGCGTCGCCGCTTCGTCCGCCGTCCACTGCTTGTTATCGTTGTAGTCACGGCACTTCTCAGCCGTGGCGCGGGCCTCCGCCGTCAAATCCTCGGCTTCCTTGACCCATTTCAGTTTAGTTTCAAGCTCCATTGCCTATCCTTTCGGCCTGTTCCAGCACGAAACGCGCAACAGCGGCGTCCTCGCGCCAGCGTATGTAGGGTTCCACCAATGAGTGCATGTGCGCGGGCAGCGGGTTCACGTTTACCGGTGGTTTTGGCGCACAGGCCGGGCATTCCGGCGTGCGGAACGTGTCCACCTTGGTCTGGCACACCGGGCACGTCACAATGTCCGCCAATTGTCCGTCTCCTCGTCCTCCCGCCCCGCGAACAGCCAGTCGCGCACCTTGGGCTTGGGCTTCTCCACGTTTCGCAGCCACGGCCTGCTGGAACAGGCATACATCACATCGTCGCTACAGTGGTCTTCCTGATCCGTGTCGATCTGCTCACTCTGCAAGCCATAGCGGTGCTCGTCCATGACCAAATCCGGCATGGTGCGCCAGAACCCCGCGTGGCAATTGCGCGTTGCAAACAGCATCGGCCCCTCCTCGTTACCAGCGATGCGCTGGCGCACCTCGATGTAACCGGCGTGCCGCGACCCCGGCCCCTTGGAACTTGGACGTAATATACACCCGAATCTGCCAAATGTCTCGGCAATCGACGGCCCCCCGTCCACCTTCCACATGCTCGAGTCGGCAATCCGGTACGCCATTTTCACGCCCCCCTCGCGCTCAAGGATGCCACGGGCCACCTCCCCCGCCTCCATCCTCATCCCCTCGTTTGGCGTCCCGTTCCACCCGTACCACTCATCATACCGGATCATCGCCCCCCTCTGAACGTATATCCCCTCCACGTTCATCGGTTCCTCGCATATCGCCCACATCCCATACGAGAACGGCTTTGTGCTCCCCCAATCCAGCGACCCGAACCGCAACCAGTGCTTCGGTATGTCGAACGGGGCAAGCCGGTGTGTGGACACAGCCAGCTTCTCGAACGCCTGCCCCGCGATGATGTTCCAATCCCCGTCCAACATCGCCCGCACCAGCGAGTCCGCCCCCAGCCCCCGCAATCGGTTCTCATACTCGGGGTCGTCCGCCGTCAGGTGGGGGTTATCGCTCAGTTTCGCCGGTATGAACTGCCGGAGCATCCCGCCTTCCTCCGGCGGGGTACGCCACACCTCCCCCGGCTGCTTTGGCGATATGAACGACCGCTTCACCCACGCATGGCCCACGCTCCCCGGATTACTCCCGGCCTCTATTCGCGGCAGTCTCGCGCGGTGCTGCTCCGGCACCACCAAGCCGGCGCGGCGAACGCGGCTGCGTAGAAACCGATACTGGTATTCCGAGAAGTGCGTCAACTCGTCCAGCATGAGCACATGCACCTCAGCCCCCCGGTACTTCTCAACATCATTCTCGGAGTCGCAGTAACACAGGTGCAGGATAGACCCCCCGGGGAAGTGAAACTCGTTCTCCACCGACTTGTAGACAACCTGCTTACTCTGGATACCGGTGGCGAGCAGGTTAAAGAAACTCGTCGGCCCCCTCAGATGGTTGTCACGCAGGTCAGTCAGCGTGCGCCGGAACAGATACACCTGCACCCCCGGCACCTCCAGACACCAGCGTATCGCGCTCACACGCAGGTAATACGACTTCCCCCCACCCGCCGCGCCCCCATACAACACCTCCGTGGCGGGCGTCAGGTAAGCCTCCGTCTGGCGAGGTTGGAGGGCTATTTGCATATTACGCGCTATGTAGCGTTACCGCAGGTATTGGGCGAACGGTAGACACGCATATACGCCACCGACGCCGCCCCCTTGCCTCTGTCTGGCGACACGCCCCCC